CGCCCCGCCATTGAGCGCGTCTTCGACATCCATGCCAGCCTTGACGAGCAGGGCGAAAGCCTGGCTGACCTTCTCCGGAGCAACGCCCATCGCAGACGAAAGCCGAATGGCCTCGTCCCGCACCCGCCTCAAATCGCCTTGCGAAAGGTCGGAAGCCGCCCCCTGCAACTCGAGCAGGGCATCCTCAAACGTGGCGGCAGACTTGGCGGCCAGCACCATCGGCAGGCCCATCGCACCGCCGGCAAGCAGCAGTCCGCTCCCGATCTGCCGCATCATGCTGCCGAGCCGCACGACGGAATGCTGGACTCTCTTCATGCCACGCTGGAAGTCAGTGTCGTTCGCCGTGATCTCGACGAACGCCTTCCCGGCACGGACTGCTGATGCGGAACTCATATCAGCTCCCTCACGACATCATCGCTGGCGACCGGGACCGAGGGTGGCTCACGCATTGGGTGGAACTCGGATGAGTCGAACGGGTGTGGCCGCTTCTTCGGGTCGCGGTTGAACTCGGCTTGCTGGGCTATCAGGGCACTGGTGTGATTCCAGGCTTCTCGGCGACGCCCACGGACTGCGTCGAAGAGCTGGCGGAGTGACCATTGGCCGGGATGCACGCCGAGGATGCCGGCGTATTCCCATCCAAGAGTCCACGGGTCCACTGGTCGATCGCCTTGTCGATCGCCTCTCCGAACTCCTCGATCTTTTCCTCGACCGTCTCCTCCGCCCTCTCTTCCGCTGCCCGGAGCTTTGTCAGCGTCATCTCCAGGAGTTTCCTCTGGCGGGGGTGGCAAAAAAAAACCATCTCGTCGATGAGAGCACTGTATGCCTCATGGACAACGTCCCCGCGGAAGCCCTCGCCGAACTCCTCCGGCGAAACGCCCATGTCCTCCGCCTGCGGCTCGACCATCGCCCACAAGACCTTCCCGAGCGTGAGCGGGTCGGTGAGCTGCACAAGGCTGTCGCGGCTCTCGGTGGCGATGTCGTAGAGCTTGACGCCGGTGTAGTCCCGGACACGCCCATAGGACGTGAAGTTGGCGTCGAGTTTCCATTCGCGGCCTAGCGAATCCTTGAACAGCTTCATGCGTGACCCCACTGCTTGAGAGTGAACCGCGGGGCGACGATGTCGTTCATCGGCTCGTCGGCGTCGGTGTCGTGCAGGGTGAACTTCCCGACGATCGGCCCAAGCAGGCCGCCATCCAGAAAGACCTCGAATACGTTGGGGATTTTGAATCCGTTGAACAGCCGCCACCGCTGGGCGTAGAGTTGCCGTGCCTGGGCCATGTCCGGACACCCAAAACTGATCTCGATGGAACGCTGCGTGACGATCGTGGACGTGACCTGGTGGTTGAACCCAGTCGCATCCACCTCTGTCACCAACTCACGCAACGCCAAGTCGGAGATCCCCGTCATCTGCACGCCCTCGATAAAAAGGACGCATTCGCGCCCCAGGACGTAGACGCGGTTCAGCCCGCCGTTGATTGGCATTCGTCAGCCTCACACGCCGACGAACCGCTTGAGCGTGATGGTGTATTCCACGACGCCGTCGATTTCCTGCGGCTCGCCGATGTTGTTGACGTAGTACGGGCCGGTCGTGGCAGTGCCCGTGGGGGGCGTGACGGTGGCAAGGCCGGTGGCGTGCATCACGCACGAGTGATCCAGCACGACCACCTCGAGCGTGGTGTTCTGGCGGATCGGCACGAACTCCTGGACGTTGTCGCTGCCGCGGGTCGTCACCTCGCCCTCAACCGCGGTCTCCCGCGTCACCGTGACGCTCTTCACGTCCTTGTTCGCGATGCTGGACGCGAAGGTGAAGGTGTGATCCTTGCCGAGCCGGTAACTGTGAGCGACGGGGGGCATCGAGGAGGCTCCTGTTGATCGGTTTTGGCCCGGCGGGCCACCTGAACATCAGTATACCAGCCTACGGTCCACGGCGGATGGTGAAGCCACCGCCGCGGGAGCCGGCGGTTACGCGGAACGTGTTCCGGAATGCCCTTGCGATTGAGCCGTTGGCACTACAGAAATACACGGCAGGTTTCATAAACGGACGGGCCGGATACTGCACCACGGTCTGCTGCGACATCGGCCGCCAATGGGTTTGGTTGTGGGGACGCTGGCCGGTGGGCAGCTTCATCGTGATCGGGCTTCGCATACCGCCACGCTTCGTCTTGATCTGCGGGATGTAGACCCACGTCCGCAGCCGCAGCACGCCACCAAACTCGTGGAGATAAGGGATCATGCGGCCCTTCTTGGACGGGCCGACGACGGTCGAATGGGTGGATTCGTCGTAGAAGTACCAGACGTTCCGACGGAACCCGAGGTAGCTGGCGTAGTGTCCCGACTCAGGCGTGTGCGTGAACGGCGGCGAACCAGCGGGCGAAGGCTTTGGGAACTGCACTTCCCGAATGATGATGTCGCGCTGCTTCGCGGAAATGACGCCCAGCTTGTGCAGGGCAGTCGGGCCGGCACCTGGATAACGATCCGAGATCGTTTTTGAAATGCGGGCCAAACCTCGTCGCTTGATGATTCGGCGAACACGGTCTCGGACCAGCCCGCCGGCCTTCCAGAGAGCCTTGCGGTCCATCTCGGTCATCGCGGCCTGCACGGCTTGCTTGTCAAAAAACAGCTTGGTGCTGGCCTTCATCCCGATTGCAGGAACCTGCGGCGTCGGGATCATCCCCATCAGAGCACCTTTTCCTGGCTTCGCCGGTAGACCACGGCGATGTCGGCAAGGAACGTCCGCATGTTCGCCACCTGGTCGCGGCCGAACGTGACGACGTTTTGGATGCTCATCCAGTGAGTGCCTGGCGGCATGGCCGGCGTTGAGGCCGGCAACGCCTTGGAGCGGATGGCATCAACGATGTCGCTCCGCAGGTCGTAGAGGGAATCCAGCTCGGCGTCGGTGTCGAATCGCTTGGCGATCACGACATGCACGGTCGGCTCGAAAAGGTCGGCCCCGTGGGTGTGATTGCTCACGTCCACTTCGCCTGGAACGACAGACACCTGGAGCGTGTCCAGATTCTCCGTCACCTCGTCGGGAACTATCCTCCGCACCGCGGCGATCGTCTTGATGTCGCCGGGGAACGTGAACTTGGAGAGCGAGTCTGCGAGCGAGTCGCAGATGAGTATTTCGATGGCATTCATGGCTTGGGTCCGTCCTCTCCTATCATTCTCTCAAGTGCCGAGACGTTGGCGGCGTGGCGAGGCTGGCCCGGGTTGCGGGCCGCGGCCTCGCGGGCGTAGACGAGAGCCTCGTCGAGCAGGCCCAACTCGTAGGCGGCGGAATAGGCGAGGTCTGCCGGGGCATCCCCATAGCACTCCGGATCGCTCGTATGCGTGCGATTCTCATCAGAGCAGTTGATCGCCTGCCGGGCGAAGTGCAGCGTGGCCGCGGCATCCCGCTTCTTCCAGGCGAGGTTGGCGACGTGGACGTAGGGCTCCGGCTCCAGCGGTGCCTCGAGCATGGCCGCGAGCATGTGCAGGTTGCCGCCCTTCGGATCTAGCCTCGCCAGCGACCGGCGGGCATAGGCCCGTTCGTTGGGTGCCCCTCCAGGCATCTTGAGATAGGCGGCGAACGCCGCCCCGGCATCCTTGTCCCCGGCGTAGTCCAACTCCCGGGCGAGATACCACGCCATCCGGGCGTCGGTCGGATTCTCGGCCACTGCCCGGCGGAGCAACTCCAGGTCGGTGCGGTGTTTCTTGTCGGGCTGCCGGTGGTGCCGGATCACCAGACCATCGGAGTAGGTCTGCACCTCATCGCCAGACCACCGGACGAGTCCCTCGTGGGTGGCCCCGCTCCACCGATACCCGTGCCGGGAGTGAACACGATCGCAGCGGAACCGAACCTCGTTGCTCCACCAGTACCAGTAGCGGAGCTTGGTCGTCTCCGGCTTCCAGTCCCGCTCCAACGCCTCCCGCCAGCCGGGATCCAGGGCTTCGTCAAGGTCGAGTCGGATCGCCACGTCCACGTCGGCAGGGACGTGCATCAGCGAAAGGTTGTGGGCATCGTCCCAACGCCACGGGATCGGAGCCCCGTGGGCCACCGACACCCCAGCGTTGCCGAGCAACTCCAGGGTGCCGTCTGTGCTGCCGGTGTCAGTCACCACCCGGTAGTCCGCCTCGCGGCACGAGGCTTCCCACCGCTCGACGTTGGCGGCCTCGTTCTTGGCGAGGGCGTAGATGGCAACCTTCACGCACCACCCCACTTGTAGATCGTGTCGTGCTTGAGATTCTCCACGGCAACGTAGCCCCAGGAGTGCAGCCTCTTCTCGACGGCTTCGTTGTCGTAGCCGTACCGCTCGCCGTTGCCGATCGACTCCACCATGATCGCTGGCCGTATGGCGGCGATCGTGAGGTCGGCCCCGAGCAACGCCGGAACCTCGTACCCCTCAACGTCCAGGTGGATCGCATCCACCTCGGCATCGAAGTCGTCGATCAGCAGGGTGGGGATCATGCCGCCGTCGGTGACGTAGAAACCCCCTCGGTTGCCGTCGCACTCCGTCCGAACCGACACCCCGCCGGGGACGTTCCCAAGTGCCGCCTGCACCTTGATGACGTTGGGCTGCGGGCAGTTCAGCGTGAGTGCCAGGAAGTTGACCGGCTCCGGCTCGACCGCGATCACCCGCTCGAACCGGGAGGCATAGGCCGCGATGTAGAAGCCGGCATTCGCCCCGGCCACGATCACCGTTCGGAACTGCCGGCAGTGGGCCATGAGTGCGTCCGGCAGCCCGGCGTCGGCGTGCATCCACTCCCAGCACCCGTGGTCGGCCTTCGGCCA